CTGGGTTTCCTTGGCGGTCTTGCCGTCAATCTCGTTCGGGGTGGACTTGAGAAGATGCACGCCGGTAAACGTGACTTTCGAGCCGCCTACGTAGTTCACAATCACGGTCCAACCCTTGTCGTTCTTGTCTTCTTCGGCAACCCAATCGAGGTCTGCTCCCGATTGCGGCAAGAACGTGACCGAGAAACCGTATTTCTTCGGCACTTTTACAAAGTCTTCGCCGTTGAAGTGTTCTACGGTCTGGGTAGTCTCGATTTCGTTTTCCTTGAACTTCGAGAAGTCGGTGATCTCAGAACCGTCCTTGACGAGAGAAAGAGAAGTAATTCTCATGGTTCACTCCTTAAAGATAAAGGTCGATGGTGGAATAGATCTGGTTGAGTCCCGGCACGACAGGAGCAGGGATTTGACAGAGCATGCGGCCCGGTTCGTTCTTCGATTCCTGCGTGATGAACTGGTCTGCGTAATCGTCGATGTAACGCAGAATCTGTTCGGCTTCGAGGGCATAGGCAATAGCCTTGTTGTCTTCGTTCAAGGCATCAGGCAAGAGGGCGTGAATGACCTTGTTCTTGTACTTCGCCTTGTGCATCGCCATGATGGAATCGCGGAAGTAGTCGAGCGAAGCGATAACGCCCGTGTCGATGAGCTTGGTGAAGCGAGTGCCGCTGTTGTTGCTCTTCGTGGTCACGGCACGCACGATGCAGAGCTGGCTATCTTCTTCCACCAGCGGAATCACGCCGCCGTAAAGCAAGACATCCTGTTCTTCGCCGCTCCACTTGTCTTCGACATCCGGAATCGCAAGCCCCGGAATGGCAACGCCGTTCATCGGGACGTTCGGCTTGGAGTTGCTTGCAAAAATTGCACCGAGACCCGCCGCGATTTCCCACACGGTAGCATTGATCTTGTTCTTGACCGCCGCGATATGCAGACGTTCGTAGTTCTTGGCCTTTGCCGCATTGGCCGCGTTAGTCGCTGCACCGCTAACGAGTGTCGTTCCGTCCATTGTCGGAGCGGCAACCATTGCACAGACGGCACGCTGACCGCGCTGTTCGAGCGGAGCGGCTGCTGCTTCAAGATGCGTCTTGAGGTAGCCCAAGTTGGTCGCATCGTTCACCGGGCTTACAATGATGTGGAAACGTTCAGGGAAGGCGGCTGCAAGGGCCGTTTCGAGACTTACCGTGCCTAAGCCAGCTGTAGCACTCGCATCACCTGCGGTGATGCCAGCAGCTTCGGATTCGACGGACACGTTCAGGCCACCCGCAGCGGCGGAAACATACGCACCGCTGCACTTTGCGGTAAGAGTGACCTTGGCGGTAGCGGCTTCGGCGGTGACAGGTGCATCTGGAGTGTTGTTCACTTCGGCGGCAAGAGCAGTCGCGACAGCGGCGGCGGTGTCGGTCTTGGCGACACCCACGCTAATCTTCTGACCGTTGATGATGACGGAAACAATGCCAGCCGCAGTAGCCGTCCCGGAAAGCGTACTTTCCCACGTAGCGGCAGAACCCGTCACGGCTGCATGGCGCAAGAGCGTAATCTGGGCGTACTTCCAAGCTTTCTTTGCAGCCTTGTACATCTGCATAAGCACGGAACCCGCACCGGCAAGCGCAATGGCTTCCTGTTCGCTGGAAACTTCCGTCGGCTTGCAAGCCGCAAGAGACCCCGCAGAAGACACGTCGCCAATGAGCAGCACCTTCTGGATGTTGGCGGGGAGACCGTTCGGGCCAGCGTAATAGTTGTAGCCCGTGTAAGTGCCCGGAATCATCGTTTCCGGGATGTTAGGATTCAGGTTCATTGTTTACCTCTTTGAAAATCACTGTGCCCTCGGCAAGAGTCTCGTTATCAGGCGTTTCGCTCTTGAACGTAGAGCAGATAGAAAGCAGTTCCCTGTAGTTTTGTTCAGCGGACTCAGGCATAATTGTGAACTGCGTTGTAAATTCAATCTCGATCACCAGGCAGGCGGCAGCCAAATGCTCTGCGGTGGTCACTTCACGCCAGTCGCCTACAATCAAAGGTGTCATGTCAAGCCCCAAGTCGTTATGGTGGAGCTTACCGATGACGTAGCGGACAGCCGGGTGAGCCAGCTTTCGGCGTTCTTCTTCGTTCGCGACATTCTTGAACACGAGCGAAACGACAATCTTTGCCTTTTCCTCTATCCTGCCGCTCATGTCGGGCTCGGCATATTCACCCGAAACCACTGCACACGCAAGGCCCGGGCGGGAAAGGGCTGAAATGTTATGCGACACGTCAATCGCCTTGAAGTTCATGGGCGTATTGTCGTCGCGTAAAAGGTCCTTGATAGCCTTTTCAATCACGTAGTCATTCGTTACGGCTACAGGCATCAGAACCTCATGGAGCTAAGCGAAAACATGGCAGGCCCGCCGTCAACCTTCGAGGCGACGGCAAAGCCCGATTCGGTAACAGGTTCATCGGGATCTACACCGATATCCTGTTCGCCATCGGCAATGCGGATGAGCAGCTTGATGGCATTATCGTAGCGGAGCTTCATACCGTCGGTGATATTCAGCTCCGTCACGCGTTCGTACAGGTTGTATATGCTCAGGTCAACGCATACCATGCGCAACACTTCCGGGACACTCTGGAACGGACGCGGGAAACGTTTCCTCACGTAAGAGTCGATAAGCGTGGTGCTTTCCTTGATGGCCTTTTCCACGATTTCGACATTGACCGTACCAGTCGCGTTCGGCGAGAGATCGTCAGTGACCTCGACCAGACGCGCTTCGGGGATATGCCCCTTGATGTCCTCGTAAGTGCAGTAGTTCATGCGTAACCTTAACCAGCGGCCTTGATGACGTTCTTCAAGAGGAAACCTGCATCCTTGCCGACGACAACTTCCTTCTGGTAGAAGCCGGCCTTGATGATTTCAGAACCCTTGAGACCCTTGTTCGGGGCTTCGATGACGGCGGCATAGCGTTCGCCAATCTGTGCGGTCATGCCCCAAGCGATACCGTCCTTGAGGTTCGAGAGCGGTTCCTGGTAGTGACCCCAGATGTTGTTGCCCCAGCAGCGTTCAAGCTGCAGGTTCTTCGCGTTCTTGGTGGTGTTCACGCGGGCCTTGCCCACAAGGATGTCGTTCACTTCGAACAAGTCGCAGAGCTGCTGCTTGGTCGCGACGCCGCTTCCGTTGCTCGACGGATAGAGAGCCTTGAGCACGTTCGGGTCGGTACGGAGCTTCGTATAGACGTTGTAGCCCATTCCAATGATGTTCGGGCGGGCAAGCGGCTTGTCAAGCCAATCCAAGAGCACGGTCACGATATCGAAGCCGGAAGCCCCGATTCCCTGGTTGTCTTCGTAAGTGTGGGTGTTGCCCGATTCGTAGTTCGAGGTGTTTTGCACGATATCAGCCACGCGCTTTTCCTTGCCGAGCAGGAGCTGGTTCATCAGGTACTCGAGATGCGTATTGGTAAAGCGGTTCTTGTCAGTCACCTGGTCAAGGTCTTCAAGCGGGATGATGTCTTCGAGACCGTGAGCGACAGCAAAGTCGGACTTTTCTACCCCGGAAAGGTGGATTACGTTAGGCTCGGACAAGCGGCCCACTTTGGTATCAGGAGCAGTGAACGCGTCGCCCTTGGTGCGTTCGAAATACTTGAACGAAAGTTCCTTGCCTTCGAGCACCTTCACGGGCATCACCTGATCGGCAATGAGTTCGGAGTTCTTGTAGGCCATCACAAGGCCCGTCTGCTGTTCGCCAATCGGCAAGACCGGGCAGATGGAAGTGCCCATGCTGCCAAGGCAGAACAGGTCGATGGCAATCTGCGGAACGCCGCAGGCGGTCAGCGTGTCCGCACCGGCATAGGTGCATACGGCACACGCAAGAGAGAGAAGCACGATAGCGATTTTAGTCATCTTCTTCATGTTGTTCGTCCTTTTTTGAATTAACCCGAAATGACACCGGCATAGCCAAGCTTTACCTTGATGACATCGTTCGCGGCTGCGGCAGCTTCGAGGGCGATGGCATAGACCACATCGTTTGCGGTCGAGGCAGTGACGGCCTTTCCGCTTGCGGCACTCTTGATCTTTGCGCCTGCGTCAATGGCTGCACTTGCGGCCACTTCTGCGATGTTGTCAACTTGCACTTCCACATCCGCACCGGCTGCGGCATCGGCAAGGGCCACACCGAGCACAGCGTCGCCAGCACCTGCGGTGGTGACTTCGCCAGCGGTAGAACCGAGCTTCACGAAGGTATTCTTGGAAACCCCGCCGGTCGCAGCCTTGTACTTCACCGCGTTCACAGGCGTAGTGGGCACGCCCACGCAGTCAAGCTTCACGCGGATGATGTCGCCAGCCGAACCGCTTTCAAGGGCGGTCGCGCATCCCGGAGTGGTCGATGCGGTAACAGCCTTGCCGTTCGCGTCGGGTTCAAGAGCCACACCGAACGTGACAGAGCCGCCGCATTCCACGCGGGCGATGCCGTCAAGCTGCACGTCGCACGGGCGACCTTCGGCAGCATCGACATCTTGGCTAGCACCGAGCACAACGTCTCCGGCGGTAGCGAGTTTAACATTGCCATCCGCGGTGCCGGCCTTGGCAAAACGGAAAGCGGGGACGGCAGCTTCTGCCGTAAATCCGAGGATATTACCCTTCATCTGGGACTCCTTACTTCTTATTGAAACACTCTTCGGCAGCTTCGGCAAACGAGAGCACGCGGCCCTTGCCTTCCTGTTCCGCCTTGTACTTTTCGATGGTCACGGCAGCCTTTTCCGCCGGACTGTCGTCGAAAACATGGGCCTCGCCGAACTCCACAATCTTTGGGAGTGCAGCAACAGTCTCGGCAAACATATCGGCGATATTCACGCGGTCATCGCCTTCGCCAAAGCAGCCTTCGCCATCGACGGGCACTTCCTGGCACATGCCAAAGACCTTCATGAGGTTATCCTTGAGCACCTGGTTGCAACGCCCTTCGGCAATAGCCTTGTCCAAAGTCTCCGAGAACGCCGCCCCGGCACGGAGGCGCTGCGCCGCAAGCTTGTCAGCCTTGAGAGCCTCATTTTCCGCCTTGAGTGCGGCATTCTCTTCGCTCAACCGCGCCGCTTCGCTAGAATTACCTTCCGGGATAGATGCGGTCGGTTCATCGCGAGGGGGCGTTTCAGGCTGAGGGTTCTGCTCCCCGTTCTCCGGCGGAACAGAGCCGTTTTCTCCTTCGTTAGTCTTTTGGTTGTCCGCACCGCCGCCAACCTCCCCCGGTTCCCCGAAGGAGGAGGCGGTGTCAGCGGTTGCGTCTTTTACAGTCGTCTGTTTAGGGAAGTTGTTATAATCCTTGACCAGGTCACGGACGGATTCGATATCCTTCACCATGTATTCCGGGAAGACTTTGTTTGCGGCTTCGACACCTTCTTTTTCGATCAGCTGTTCACGCTGGGAACGAAAAAACGGACCGAGCGATTCAATCTTGTAAATCAGGCGTTCAAATATGGACGCTGGCACAAGCCTGTCCCATGCGAACGATTCCGCGAACATGAGCACATCTTGTTCGTTCACGCCCTTGTCCGCATCGGCAAACATCCCTTCGCCAAAGCAGAGCGGAGCCATGCCCTTCATTGCAGGGGCGTGAGCACCAAGAGCACCGAGATGTCTTAAACCCTTTTTCAAGTTGCTGTAAACGGACGCTGAAAGGTACTTGAAGCCGCCCTTCTTTACCTCTTCGGCAAAGTCGTTGCTTACGTCATCGAGCTTTACCTTGAGCACGCCGTTTTCGACCTTGGAATCCACCACGGAGCCGACACGCGGATCGTCCACCTTCGGGTGGCCCTTGACCATTGGCGGCTGATAACCGGCCTTGAGCTGTTCGTGGATTCCTTCGTTCAAGTCTTCAAGGTCCGCTTCGCTGAAGTCGTGTTCGTTGCCAGCCATGTCTGTGACCTTGCCGACCTTAAACGCTTCGACCCACGGTTCCTTCAAATCATCGGATTTCAAAAGTTTTTTGTCCTTCATTACATAGACCACCTGAGTTCTGTGATTCTTGTCTTTCGCAACATCAAAGTTACAAGCGGAAAACCGAAAGAGGAGATGACAGAGTCATGCCCTATGTCACGCCCCATCAAGTAAGTTTGTTGCGAGGCACTATATGGACAAGAATTTTTGGATTGAAGCTTTCAAGCAGTTCGGCATCAGCATCGTATTCGCCTTGATGCTGGCCGTATTCTATACGAACGAAAACGCCAAATGGGAAAAGTCCCAAGCCGCGGAGAAC